AAAGGCTGAAGCCAAGAAGAAGTTTAAGGTTTATCCAAGCGCATATGCAAATGCGTGGGCAGCGAAGGAATATAAAAGCCGTGGCGGTACTTGGTCTGGTGCAGATAATCGGGTGAAGCGTGGCTAAGGGTGGCCTCGGCAAATGGTTCGGGGAGAAGTGGGTCGATGTAAAGACCGGTAAACCCTGTGGCCGTTCGGGTCCAAATGATAAGCGAGGATATCCAGCTTGTCGTCCGGCAGCGGCGGCATCTAAGATGACTTCATCAGAAAAGAAGATAATGGCTTCTAAGAAAACTGGTCCTGCTCGTAAGGCGTGGCCTGTATCGCCATCAGGTAAACGGAAAGGAACCAAGTAATGGCTAAAGCCCCTATGAAAAAGCCTACAGGTAAAGCTCTTATGATTGTCGTTATGAAAAAAGGTAGTGGCGGCAAGAAGATGAAGGGCGGTTGTGAGGATGATGAGGGCGAAGAGTACCGCAAAGGCGGCATGGTTCGTAAAAAGAAGGCGATGAAGAAATGACCAGATGGCTTCGTCATAAACAGGATGGTACTATCTACGAATGGGATAAGTACCTCGGCAAGCACCCTAAACTGGAAGAAGTTTCAGAAGAAGTTGCTTTTCCTGAGAAGTTCCTAACTCCAGCGATTAAGTCGCGGGTAGCTCAGTTCGCTGAGGAGATTCCGGCTGCAGAAGAAGTTGCTGAGATTGTTGCTGCCTTAGAGATTGAGTCTGAGGATTTACCAGCTACTGCAAGAGCAACGCGTAAGGGTAAGAAACGTAAGGGAGTTGACCTCCATACGGATGACATCCCTGAAGAACCCGAGTATACTAATGATGAGCTTAATCGAGAAGCCTCGCGGGGACTATAAGTGACGCCAGCTGATATCATAGTCGAGGTCCGCCGCATCCTACAAGATGTTGATGATCCTACGCGTTATAGTGATTCTGATTTATTAGGATATATAAATCAAACACTTAAGCGTATGGCTGTGCTTCGTCCTGATCTTTTTGGTGAGATCGTTGATATCCCTACGACAGCAGGAACGGCGGTCCAGTCACTACCTTCAGATGCTCTGCGGCTTATTGATATATTCCAAGTCAAGAATAGTAACGCCGTAACGGAAGTAGACCGCGAGACGATGTCTCGTAATTATCCCAACTGGATGAATGAAACCGCTGGCTCACCAGTTAATTTTATGCGGCACGTAAAGAATGCTGAACGCTTTTTCTTATATCCTCCCCCCGTGGAAGGAACTGTTTTAGTAGGTGAGTACTCTAAAACTCCTCAAGACTATACTCTAACTGACACAATCACCACTCCGAGTGACGCGTTTATGCCTGTCATAGTAGATGGTACAGTCTTTCTAGCGGAGTCGATTGACGACGAACACATTAATTCTAAACGTGCTGACTTCTTCTTACAGCTGTTTAATAGTCAACTTACGACTTCGATTCAGAATCGTACGTTTACAGATACTAAAGCCGCCGGATTTAAACCGTCGCGCACAACGCAAATAGTAGGAGAGGTGATCTAATGGCTGATCGTGCCTTTTCTACATTGGTTCAGGAAGTTAACGCTAGTGTTCCCGGTTGTCCGCAGCCTGTGATTCTTCGTGAATTGCGTAAGGCAGCGATACGTACTTGCGAGCGGACGTTATTCTGGCGTTATGTTCAGCCTACATTTAACTTGTCTCCCGGTGCATACGAGTATGCGTATAACAAACCAACTAACACTGATGTGCATGTAGTCTTTGAAGCAATGATGAATGATCAACCACTGGATCGGTTGACACTTGAAGATGCTTTATATCGCTACCCCCAGTGGAGTGACTTGTTTAGTGGGTATGCACCTGATGTAGCGTGGAGCCAAACAACTAAATCGCCGTTTAACGCGGATCAATTTAACGAGCCAGAGTTTAATCAGGCTAATACATATAGCGCCTTAGAAACTATTGATGCGTCAACTGCTGCTGATCTTCTAACACAAGAAAGCGGGAGCGCCCTGTTGCTGGAGTCTAGCACCGGCACTCGATCAGCGACTTCAGCTATCAGTCTTCTTTATGCGCGTGCTGATTTGAGCGGTAGTTTTAATGTACTCGATCCGACTATGGCGGATGGATCTGAGCCACGAGCTATATGCCAGATAGTTCCAGATAAATACATTGTTTTGCCTATGCCGAACAATGACAAGACGTACTCCATGCGGATGTTCTATGCGCTTAAACCAAAGCGCGATGCAGACGGTATGGAAGAGCATGTTCTTGATGAACTTGAAGATGTAATTGTTCACGGAGCATTGCAGCAACTTCTTGTTATGCCTAATGTTACTTGGGGTGATCGAGAACTAGCCTCATACCATTCTAGGCAGTATACATTCCATCTTAGTGAGCGGCGCGCTCGCGCTAATCTTTCTAACATGCGTGGCTCAATGACCGCGCGCAGCCCCAAATTTGCGTAGGAGACAGGAATGACTGTCAAACTTAAAAATAATGCTGTTGGATATCTTTCTGCAGCTATCTCTAGTTCAGATTCAAGTGCCACACTTACAACAGGTGGTGGCGCGGCTTTCCCTTCCCTCGGCGCAGGTGATTATTTCTACGCTACAATCACAGCAACTAGTGGCGTCTATGAGATTGTAAAGGTTACATCTCGATCAACGGATGCGATCTCCATCACGCGTGCGCAAGAAGGTACGACGGCTCTTTCATTCCCATCAGGGTCTATCGTAGAACTTCGTGTAACATCACAAGCAATTACCGATGCTATCGCTGATCAGATTGATACATTAGAAGCTGACGTTTTTGCTGCGGCTGGTACCGGTACTTCTGTCGGTTTGAATATTGGCAGTGGTAAAACACTTAATGCTACCAATGGTACGATTCTACTTCCAGCAGTAACTGTTCCTGCCCAGACAACCGATGGATCTATTGCTTGGGATAGTGACAATGAACTTTTGACGGTTGGCACTGGATCTACAAGAAAGACGCTTGTTGATATAGATACAGTCCAGACGCTTTCGAATAAAACACTATCGTCTCCAATTATTTCAACTATCTCCAATACGGGGACGTTAACGCTTCCAACGTCAACCGATACACTAGTTGGTCGAGCGACTACGGATACGCTTCTTAACAAAACGCTTACAAGCCCAACTATATCCGGCCCAACTATATCCGGCACTCTCAGCGGTGCGGTAGCTACATTCAGTTCGACGCTCGGTGTCACTGGCGCTGCGACTCTTAGTTCTACTCTTGCTGTTAGTGGTGCCACGACCCTTAGTTCTACGCTTGGTGTTACTGGCACAACTACGTTTAGTGGCGCTGCGATTCTTGCTGCTGGAACAACTTCGTTAGCTCCACTTAGGTTTACATCAGGGACAAACCTTACTACACCTACTGCAGGCGTCTTTGAATATGACGGCGCTGTGTTCTATGGAACACCGACGGCTAATAACCGTGGCTTAGCTCCTGTAGAACACTTCATTGTTCTAACATCTGCTAATAACCTAGATAACTCCACTGCTGCACAAGCTTTATTTGATGGTGGTGGAGGGCCAACAAACGGGTCTATTACACTACCGGTAGGTACATATTTCTTTGAGTGTTCATTTTCATTAACCGGGATGAGCACTACATCTGGATCGTTTGGGTTTGGGTTTGGTGGTACAGCTACAATATCCCAGACATGGACGGCACTTGCTTCGAGAAGTACAGCAACTACACTAGCTACGCTCGTTAACGCGGAACATTCGGTTAATACGGCTACTAACTCGACTATAGCGACAGCTTCTACTGGAACGACTGGCAGAGCATATATAAAAGGTATTGTCCGAGTTACTGTCGCTGGCACATTAATTCCACAGACATCTACATCTGTTGGATCAGCTACGCCTGCAGCGGTCAGCACTAATAGTTATTTCACTATTAAACAACTCGGTAATAGCTCTGTCGTTTCGGTTGGTAACTGGGGCTAACTAATGGAAGAGTCACCTATGCGTTGGGACTTCTCTCTGGGTAACTTGATCAATCTAGCTGCGATGGGAATCGCAGTCGCCGTCGCATGGGGTTCTATGTCTGAGCGTAGTGATCTTACGCACAAAGGCATTAAAGAACTGGAGAGTATGCAGACTGCGGCTGAGTCTCGCATCCGTACTCTTGAGATGAATCAAGCCCGTGCTGACGAACGTCTGTCTAGCATCCTTCAGATTGTAAGTCGCATTGAAGCGCGGCTTGAAAAAGAAGGTCATAAATAATGGGGTATAAACTCGGCGCTCATTCTGAGATGTTACTACGCGGTGTTCATCCTGACCTTATCAAGGTAATTCGCCGCGCCATTCAGATATCGAAGCATGATTTTAAAGTCCTTGAGGGTGTACGCTCGGTTGCTCGCCAACGCGAACTTGTTAAAAAGGGCGCATCTCAGACAATGAAATCGCGCCATATCCATGGGTTTGCTGTGGACATTGCTCCGTTTGTAGCAGGTCAGGTACGTTGGGATTGGCCTCTCTATTATGAGTTAGCAGCTACTGTGAAACAGGCGGCTAAAGAGGTTGGCGTACCTGTTGAATGGGGAGGGGACTGGAAAACATTTAAGGACGGTCCGCACTGGCAATTGCCTGCGCGAAAATACCCAGATCCTAAGTAATGGACCCCCGCATAAATATGATTGTGTATGTAGTAGCTGCTGCGGCTTCTGTCGCTTACGGAATGAAACTGATGATACTTATAGGACTATGGATTCGGAGGACACTAGGATGATCGGCTGGAGAACATATGTAGTTAGTGCCGTTACAGCGGCGTTTGGCGCACTCGCAATCGCAGACTGGAATAAGTTTGTAGAAGATCCAAAAGCTGGATGGGCTATCATTGGTATGTCTGTCGTAATGGCAGTGATGCGTTCTATCACATCCACCCCTCCGGGCGCTAAATAATGAATACCCTCTTTGTGGCGCTTGCGGGTATCGCTGGTCTTTTTGCTACTATCTATGTGGCTGTGTGGGCTGCTGTTCGCATGGCTGAGGAGAAGGGTAGGCAGGAAGGTGAGAGCGGGCTTCGCAAGGCTCAAGAGGAAGACGCTCGTAGGAGATTAGAGAATGCGTTGGCTGCTGATGCTAAGTCTCGCGCTGAGTCCGCTAATGGCGGGTTGCTCAACAACGATGGCCACCGCCGAGACTAGTTGCTTAGTCTGGCGTCCGATCTCATGGTCTAAAAAGGATACTGTTCAGACCATTGGGGAAGTGAAAGCGCATAATGCGCGTCGTAAAGCATACTGTGAGGGAACATGAAAAACGCTGCGAGTAAATCAAAAGCTATGATGCCTAAAGGCAAGATGATGCCTAAAGGTAAAGCTGCTATGGCTAATGAGAAAAAAATGCCAGCTTATAAAAAAGGCGGCATGGTTAAAAAGGGCGGCTGCAAATAAATGCCTGCAATTAAGATCACCGGATTTCTTGGCAAATCGCCTAAGATGTCACCTGAGTTGCTGCCAGCTTCGGCAGCGCAGGTAGCTACGAATTGCAAATTATATTCTGGTGATCTTATTCCTTTTACGACCCCGCATATTGTTGGGTCCACTTCTAGAAATGAAACTGTACGAACGCTCTATGGACTTCGTAATCCAGATACAGATGATCTAGTCTGGTTATCATGGACGACCGATGTCAATATTATTACTCCTGCTAACGATGAGTTAGGCGAGCAAAGATTTTATTATACTGGAGACGGTGCTCCTAAAGTCAGCACATATGAACGTGCAACCAGTGGGTCTGCTCCATACCCATCTACTAATGGGTATTACGATCTTGGATTGCCGCTACCCACTACAACGCCCACTACAGTAGCGACTTCATTTACCGCTATAACTTCTGGTATAACGCGGTCACGCGATAATAGTAATAATACTACGATCACTACATCTGTTGCGCATAATATTAAGAACGGTGCGCTTGTCTCTATATCTGGATTTACGGACTCTACTTTTAATACTGTTTCAACGGTAACAGTTACTAGTACAACGTCTTTCACTTATTATAACGCAGGTAGTGCGGTAGCATCTGGGTCTACTGCTGGCACTATTGATCTTGGCGGTCAGATTCAATCACGTAATTATCTCTACACATGGTATACTCCGTGGTTTGAGGAATCTATTGGGTCTGAACCGTCTACTACTTTATTTATTAAAGAAGGGCAGATTGTAACTGTTTCTGGACTTCCAACTGCCCCACCTTCTGGCAATAACTTTGTCCGTGGTATTCGATTGTATCGTACATTGGCTGGCACTACTGGTGCAGAATATTATTTACTTAAGACGCTATGGTTTCCTAATACAATTACCAAAGTATCTAGATCATCGAACGTCGCTACAGTGACATTACAGTATCCACATAATTTTTTACCTGATGATAGATTTAAAATAGCTGGTTGTAGTGATGCTACTTTTGATATTGTAGGCGGTGTTGTTATTGATACTATTGATCAGTATACATTTACATTTGCTGAGACAGGGTTTGACATCCCAGAAGTAACTGCATCAGGTACATTGTATTATGATGTATCAGAGACCTCGACTAGCACTGCTCGATATTGGGGAGACGGTAGTTATAGTTTTACTGATGATTTCAATTATCTTAGTTTAACCACTACCCTTACAACAACAGAATACGTCGCACCTCCAGCGGATCTACAAGGATTAACAGTTGTACAGAATACGTTCCTTGCAGGGTTTGTCGGCAACACGCTTTATTTTTCAGAACCAAATGCTTTCTATGCT